ATTCGCGCTCGGTTTAAAAGGCCGCAGCTTGTTCATCGTGAAAAAAAGAAAATGTGTACCTACTCTCAATGAGCAGGCCCTCAGACGTTCAGTCTGAGAGAAGCCTAAGCTAACACATCCAAAAACTAGATGAGCCAAGTGATCAGTTTCCTGATCGGATCTTTCAAACCGAATGTCCCTAAGAACACGCGTTTTAATACCCCAATTAAGGGGCTGCCGGTGACTGCGCCACACAACACTCTACACGTATGCGAGTGCTAAACAGAGTCCATTTCCCCAAAGGGTTTCTCTCTGCCTAAGCAATTGTATTTACAGTTTTATTCTGGTTCTTGCTTAACGTCTATTATCTTAGACGGGAACTTTTATTCATAGTGTCCCTAACTATGCCCCGAAGGGCTCCGTCTCACACGGAGTCTCTCTCTTAAGGTCAGAGCAGACCACCCCGAGCCTAGGTAGGCTTGGGGATTGAGTAGGTGTACCGCCACGGAACACTGAGGAACTTGATGAGCGTGTAGTCGTTACCGACACACCCATACAGGTCCACAGCACCCGTCGTCTTCGCAGAGGCCGCCACCTTAACCGTCTCTTCCAGAATAAACTGGTTAGAGGACGAGTCATCGTAGTCGATGCCCACGATACGGTACTTCGGGTCCGTGGATGAAAAGTTGAACTTATTCATGTACGGTACTAAGAACTCTAGGCCTGTCTGGGTCTTGGTATTAACCAAGGACTGTCCAGTCAGACCAGTCGGCTGTCTGTACGCGATCCACGTCGCGGCGTCCTTCTGTGCTGTCGTACCATCGATGGTTTCGTTGGTCGTCACGCGGAGGTTGCCTTGCGGGTAGTTCCAGCGTAGAGCCTTGAAGCCCTGAAGCTCCGGCCCCACCCAGTTCGCCTTGTACATGAAGGATCCACGCTGTCCCACGAAGCAAGTCGCCAACCACGAGTGTGGTGTGGTAGCAACCATGCTGCACGGGAAGTTCGTGCCGACTGTGACGACGCCCTTTGCAAGGTTGCGTCCTCCCAGGTACGTGAAGTCTCCCGCACCCCCAGCTGTGAGATAGCCAGGTTCTGGTGGGTAAATCCCGAAGTAGTCTGCGTTCGTCATGACAGCGTCGAGAGCTGCCACGTTGGTCGTCGAGAGCGAAAGACGCTGCAAGAACGTCGTACGCCTCATGAGCACGCGTGCCGAGCCGATGGCTTCTCCAAAGTTCTGGAGATACCTGTTCGGTGGCGGTGCGTTCACCTTACCCATGACGATGTCGCGAGTCTGAAGCTCCAGCTCCAATCCTTGCGACTCTAGCACACTAGCCGAGAAGAACACCTCGCTGGGATTAGCCAGCTCGAAGTTATCCGAGGCTTCCACGTAGGCTACAACGCTGACGTCAGCTGTTGAGCTGGGAGCAGTGAGCGGGTTGAGCACCTCGAGATACAGACGACCGTTGTGGAAGTCCGGATTGAACGTCGAGGCCACACCGTGTGTGGAGTAGTCTGACGTGAGGCTGGTCCGCGTTAGCAGGAACGTCGTGGGTGCCATGTACGGGATCGTAACCACGAACTCGTCGTCGTCCTGGATGTCAATGATGGCAGTCTGGATGACAGTGGACGTGTCCGCACTCGCGTTTCCCCCTGACGGGTCGTAACTCAATCTGAGACGACCTTGGTGGTACTGCGAAGCATAGATGCGGAAGGTGAATTTGATGTCACCTCTCCAGTTCGTGAACAGCCGAGACATCGTCCCCATGGGCGTGTCGACCAGCGTGGGTCGCGCACCAATGTTGTCAGCTCGACACAGGGTGGGTGTAACGTTGAACGAGAAGATCGGAGTGTCTGTCAAGTCCGACGTGGTCCACGTACTCACGTTCAGCATCGACTCTCGCTGAGCGAAGCTAGAGATTGCGAGATCGTCTTCCGACGGGAGACCAAGGAAGCTCGGATCAGTCGTCAGACACGCCTTCGGGTCCAGACACAGCTTCTCGATGGGCGCAGCAATTTGCGCGGAAGCCATACCATGGAAGGGCGTGTTCTTGACAGGCTGTGAGCTGTCGATCACGGGCACGTTTGTGTATCCGAAGACCGACGCCACGGCTGAGACTGCCGAAGCACCTGCTGAGACCACGG